GGAGCAGGAGGAAGCCACCAAGCAACGCCTACTGAAACTCCAAGAGGAAAACAACGCCATTATCAAGTTCGTGGAGGACTTGAATCTTACCCTCTACGAGATGGAACTGGACCGCATCAACAAGCAGGACCAACTCCAAGAGGACCAAATGCTCCGCAATCGGGATGCCTACTTGCGGAATATTCGGATGCGCAACGATGCCGAAGCGAAGTCAGCAGCGGGGCAAGCGCAACGGGAAGCGGACCTTGCGTCCCTTCGTGAGAAATATGTCGGGCAGTCCTTCGCCGTCATCGGTGACATTATCCAAGCAAGTGCAGGCAAGAGCGAGGAAGCCCAACGGCGGGCCTTCAATGTATCCAAAGCGGCAAGCATCGCCCAAGCCATCGTCAGCACTTACCTTGCCGTAAACTCGGCCTTGGCTATCAAGCCCACGGAAACCGTCTTCCCAGGTCAGCGGTTTGTTGAGGCAGGTCTTGCCCTTGCCGCTGGTCTTGCAAATGTGGCTAAGATTAAAGCGACCCAATTCCAAGGCGGTGGAGGAAGCGCACCAGGTGGGAGCGTTATGGGTGGAGCATCGGGCGCAAGCATGACCCCGCCGCCCATCTTCGCCAACCCGCAAACGACCAACCTCGGAACGGGCGACCTGTCATCGGGTCAGGGTCAGCAGAACCAACCCATGCGGGCCTATGTCGTGGAGCGTGACATCCAGCAGACGACCAGTAGGGTGCGCCGCTTGTCCGAATTTGCAACATTAGGCTAACCCCTACATATCCCACCATGGAACTTCCCGTGTACCGAATGACCGTGGATGAGGTTGACGAAGGCGTGCAGTTTGTCGCCCTCGTTGATATGCCCGCCATTGAAAAGCCCTTCCAAGCCTTCGCCAAGACCCCGCAAAGATTCGCTGAAACGGGAGAACGCAGGGTGCTGACGGGACCGCTCATGCTGGCAGACACCCCAATCTATCGCAAGGACGACACCTACGGCGAGTACTATGTCGTCTTTGACAAAGCCACCATCCGCAAAATCGTGCAGAAGTATTTCAAGCAAGGGAACCAGCACAATGTGAATGCCTACCACAACGCCGAATTGGACGGGGTCTTCATGTTTGAGAGTTACATCACCGACACCGAGCGGGGCGTACTTGCCCCCAAAGGCTACGAGGACACCCCCGACGGCTCATGGTTCGGGTCGTTCAAAGTGGAGAACGACGAAGTGTGGGAGAACCGTCACGCCTTCAAGGGTTTCTCCGTGGAGGGCCTCTTCGGGATGAAAAATACAGGAACCGAACTGGAGGTCGCACTTGCGGGCCTCGCAGACGATTTGACGAACTTTTTGCAACATATCAACCCAACCTACAAATCCCTTTAATCTATGAACCTAAAAGCAGCCATTGACACTTTGCGGACCGAACTCCGCAAGTTCACAACCCAAAAGCAATCCTTCGCTGACTACAAGTTGGTGGACGGTACTGTTGTCCGTGTGGACGGCGACCTCGTTGCAGGAACCGCCGTTTATGTCATCACCGAAGACGAAACCCTGCCCGCTCCTGATGGCGAGCATCAAGTTGAGGGCGTTGGTGTCATCAAAACCGAAGGTGGCAAAATCGTTGAGGTCATCGCTGCCGAAGTAGCAACCCCCGAAATCGAAGCCTTTCGTTGTGGCGTACCCGTTGCTGCTGAAATCACCCCCGAAGTGGCCGTTGAGGTAACCGAGGAAATCAAGGAAGCCTATCCTGCCATGACCCCTGAAGTAGTCGAGGCCATCGTTGCCAAGCACCTCGGAGCCATCATGGACGAACTCAAAGCAGCATACGCTGAAATGGGCAAGATGAAGGACAAGATGGCCGCATTTGCAAGTCAAATGGAAACCATGACCGACATCGTAGAGAAGGTTGCAGAACTCCCATCCGAAGCCCCGAAGCCAACCGCCTCTGCAATCGTGGAGCAACGGAAGGCATCAGCCGCCCAAAACTTTGCGGCCATCGCACAATCAATCCAAACTCTTAAAAACTCCAAATAACCTTAACCCCCTAAAAACAAAATCATGGCATTTTCTTTCGGAAACCTATCAGCCTACACCGACCAACAAAGGCTGCCCCTAATCACCAAAGCGGTTTTCGCCGCTCGCTCTGCTGCCCTCTTTACCAAGCAAGTTGGTATCAAGTCGGCTGCTGCCCTCAACCTCATGGACACCGATGCAAACATCGGGTCAGGAACCGTCTGCGGTTGGTCTGCAACAGGCAACACGACCTTCAGTCAGCGTAACATCACCGTTGGCGTGATGAAAATCCAAGAGGCTCTTTGCCCTCGTTCCTTGGAGCAGTATTGGATGCAGACCCAGTTGACTGCTGGTAGCCAATACGATGGCGTACCATTTGAGCAGGCTTTCTCCGAGCAGAAGGCTCTGCGTATCGCCGAAGCCTTGGAAACCGCCATTTGGCAGGGTAACTCCTACTTCAGCGGTGTCAACCAATTGCTGAACGCTGCATCGGGTTCTACCGTTCTTGCTAATGCTTCCTCCACAACTTGGAACCCAGTATCGGCTTCCGTTGGTATCACGACTTCCAATGTCATCAGCATCTTTGACAAGGTTTACAACGATATCCCGCAAGCCATCTTGACCAAAACCGACCTCGTCATTTTCTGCGGATGGAACAACTTCCGCACCTTGATTGGAGCGTTGAAGTCGCAGACAGGTGTCATGTACAACCAAGTGGACTTGCAAGGGTTGGCCGATGGTGACATCATCTACCCTGGCACAAATGTCCGCATCGTTGCCGTCCCAGGTTTGACCTCTACCAACCGCATCGTCGCAACTTACCTCGGCAACTTGTTCTACGGAACCGACTTGCTCTCCGACGAGGAAAACTTTGAGTTGTGGTACTCCAAGGACAACGATGAAGTCCGCTTCCAAGCCGCCTTCAAAGCAGGTGTGCAGTTCGCCTATCCCGACTTGATGGTTGACTTCAAACTGGCCTAAGTGTAAGGGGGGCGGGTAACTGCCCCCCGCTTTTTTAGTCTAACATAACCCTCTAAAAATACACTATGTCTTGCTCCCTAACTACGGGCTACGCCCTCGGATGCCGCGATGCCGTCGGCGGTATCAAAACTATTTATGTCCAAGCGATAAACGCTACGGGTTCCGTAAACACGAACGGCAGCGGCTTGGTAACTGGATTTACGCCTACCTCGGTGTCGGGGTCTTGGTTTGAATACGACTTGACTAAGGCTACCTCCAGCATGACGGAAACCTTGAACGCAAGCACCGAAAACGGCACTTTGTTCTACACCCCCGAAGTGACCTTTACCATCAACAAGTTGCAGACCTCCGTCCGCAATGAGTTGCGCCTCTTGGCTCGGAATCGCTTGTTAGTCATCGTCCTTGACAACAACGGACGCTATTGGTTGCTTGGTGCTGCGAATGGCTTGGAAGCCTCCGCTGGAACCGCTGGAACTGGTACTGCATTCGGTGACAGGAGTGGCTACGAGATGACGCTGACGGGCATGGAACCCGATGCAATGCTGAACATCTTGCCAGCAACATTCTCTGCGCTGACCGCGCAAATCAGCGGTTCGTAAAGTATCTTTGACCTGCGGGTTCTCATACTCCCGCATGGTTTAGTGGTTAGGGCCATCTCTCACGGGGTGGCCCTTTTTTTTTGTACCTTTGTGTATGAGAATTTGCATCGTTTACAACGCCCATCCGACGGGGTGTTCCTTCTACCGACTGGAAATGCCGAACGCATACCTCGGCGACAACTTCACGGAGTTTGACTATGTGTGCGTGGACAACATCGCCAATGTCAATGATGAGGACCTAAAGACCGTTGATGTGTGGCTTTTCAATCGTTTGTGGTGTCAAGGTACGCTGGACCAAATTCGTGGCGTTTACAAGGCTCTGACAGCGTTTGGGGCGAAGGTAATCTTGGACTTGGACGATTACTGGGTTTTGGAATCGGGACACATCATGTACCGCCATTACCTGGACACCAAACTTGACGAGCAAATCCGTGAACACATCCGCTTGGCTGACCATGTGACCACGACCACCGAACACTTGGCGCAGAAGATTCGCCTGCTGAACAA